GTGGCACGACCCTAGAAAAAACGCCCCTATGGCTTTCTGTGGGCTTCCTAGCGGTGCTGTTGAATGCGTTGGTTTTGGCTTGATGGCAGGGCTTGCACAAAGGTTGCACGTTGTCAATGGTGTTTGTGCCACCAGCTGCTAACTCGATGATGTGATCGACATCAGTTGCCCGGTCACCACACATTAGGCAAGCCCTACCCCAAACCCTGAAACACGCAGCCCTAAGGTTGCGCCATTGTGTTGTTGTGCCTTGACTATGCGCTCGACTCATCATGTCTCATTATGTTGTAAGCATCTAACAATCCGCGCTCATACTTATTGTCACTTGGGTGTACATCCATAATCATGTCAGTCAGCTTGTCTATCCTTGCCATGTATGTTGCTTCGATAATGCTTGCTAATTCTTTTGCATCCTTGACCTGTTGTTGTAGTTGCGTGTGGTCTTTTCTTAAATACTCAACCATTGCTACATACTCCAATAACTCATCGTGCTTTACCTGCACCCATCTGGTCATGTTGTTTAGCGTAACCCAAACTTGCCACCCGAGCCGATAGGTGAGCAGGGAATGGCATTGGATCAAGCCACTCGCCACCGTCACCGCGTAGGTTTGGTTGGTCATGGGTGCTTTCGCACAATCGCGCCGTGTGCCTTAGTGCTAGGTGTTTTGATGCCAGGCGATTCGTGTTGACATCAGCTGCTAAGGCTCGCATTTCTGCTATTTTCATGGGCTTATCAATCCATGTCGAGTTACGCCATCTGACGGCGGTTCACCCGAGGATTAGTCGGGCATCAGTTATACTCTTGACTAGAGGTTCAGCACTTCGGATGCTAGCATCCAAATGAGCGGCACGCGGTTGTTTCTTGGCATCCGCGTGTCGTTTGTTTATATCAAATCTGCCGGTCCTAACTTCTCATAGAACTTTTCCCAATTACCACAACAATGTGTGACCCATAATCGCTCATTGCTGTCAGGATCGACACCGAAATCAACTGGTTCAAGTATCTTGGCGCACTGTGGGCATGATGATGGCAGTGTTTGAGCTGCCAGATAATGGCCCTTAATCTTGCGCTCAATGCTTGCCCAAACTTCATCAGTCATTGCTGAATCCTAAATCAATCATTATCTTTTCCCATTCACTTATGAAATAGGATTTATCCTCTACGACTACGAGCCTTGCTTCAATCTGTTCAACGGCAGCTGCCAAGCCTTTAAGGGCATCGCTAATGCTGGCGAATAGGTCCAATGTTGTGTTATCCATTTGTCATCTCATCCCATGTTTTGCATTTAATAGTTACGTCTATGACGCGACCGTTGTATTGATTTATGTCTATTTGCATGATTGTAAAATCTTTAACAATTTCAAGTTGACCATCATCAATCTTGCGACCTATTTTGGACATAATGTTTTCAAAGGTGTTGCCATCATCAAAGCCACGCTCACCCCAATGCCACATCTTTGCCCATGACTTTTGCTGTCTTTTGCTCATTTTTATCTCAACCACGATTTGCCCATTTCTCACAAAAGCCACAAGGCTTGCCTATGTAATACCACGCGCCACAAGTGCAACGCATGACCTCTGACTCACTCATTTGCAAATTCCATTTGTGCTGGGACTATCAATGATCGCCACACCCGCGTAGGACTAGCGTGTTTGCGCTTATTGTGGCTTGGCTCAAATACATCAGTAATCTCAATCAAGCCTTTTGTTTGTGCGTGTCGCATAACGCCGCCCATCGCTCGGTTGTCTTTTGTTATGTAACCCTGCGCTTCAACTAGTTGCAGCACATCATCAGCTGTAAAAGTGTCCCGAGTCTTTGCAAGATGGTTGATCGCTCGCATGGATGCGGCCCACCATGTTCCATCAGCGTGTTCGCTAACCTGTGTAATGGCATCGATTTTTGCCGACATCCCATCACGCTTGCATAGGGCGCAATACCTAGCCCCTCTTGGCTCTCCATGATCACACATCGTAATCATCCAATAAGTTTTCTAGTTGTAGTATCCAAAGGGCATGACTGCCATTATTTGATTTCATTGAGGCAATTAATTCCACTAATCTTTGTGCCAACAATGGACAAGCACAATGACAATATTGGCTGTGCAATTCGTGTGTCATGACCGATCCCATTTGGCTTCGCATCGTTCGCCCTCGCCACCAACTGGGCAAACGTAGCCAGCGTAAGGTGTGCCATCTTTCTTTAAGCCAGTTTTGCGGCGCATTGGCCCATGCTTACATTCCGGCACGCTCAAATCAGGCTCATCAACTAATGCCCAAGGGTCAACTTCTTTTGGCTTGGCTGGCCCAGGTGCTTGGCGATCCTTAGCTGCTTGCACCTCTTGCTTTGATGCAATGCCTTTGCTTATGCCTAAGCCCAACGCCGCCAGGCAACGCCCCCAGGCACTTGACTCTAAGTTTTGCAGTTCACTGCCTTTTGTATACGGGGTTTTGCCCTCAATAAGTTCAGCAGCTGTGCCAATGCCTGGGCGTTCATCATCAGGTGTGCGGTATGCGTAAGCGATGCCCCACATCATTAACGGCGCGCCATCCAAAATGCCTTTGAACTCAAACTGCAATGAGCCGTCGGGATACTTAACGTAGAACTCTTTGATCCGTTCTTGAACGGTTACATAACTTTCCAAATCAAAAGCCATTAGAGTGCCCAACCATCTTTTGCCATTTGTTGCTCTATGTTTTCTTTGTGATGCGCCCATCGCCAATAGTTGATCGATGCTTGCTTGCGCTTTTGTTCTTGGTGATTATTCTCTACGGCCACACCGACAAGAACGCCGATAATGAAAAACAAGCCGAATCCAAATAATGTTAATAGTCCCATGCCCTGTTACTCCCTGTTATTTGTCTATGTCACTGGCTTTGTATCGCTTAACGCCACCAATGCGTTTAGGTTTCAATGCCCCAGTCTGACCCCATCGCCTAATGGTTCGCTCGCTCACTTGCAGCTTGTCGGCCACTTGTTTTGCGGTTAGATACTTTTCTGACATTTGACCCTCCTACGGTCATACTAGGACATACGCGGACATTCGCGCAGTTAGTTTTCGGGCGTGTCGTCATCCCGTAATGGTAGCGATACCAGCCAAATTACGACCCCAATGATTATCAGTAACCCTGTGACCTTTTTTGCTGATCCATCTAGGGTGAAATAGGCAATGAGTAACCCTACATAAGTGTAGGTATCAGCTGTAATCGCTGACACATACTTCTTTAGCCACTTCACTTGATTCTCCTTATGCTACTTGCTATCTGTGTGACCAGCACCGCGCCGATCACTACACTCTGGGATTCCTCACGTTGCTCGGGTGTCATGTCTGAACCCACATTCATAATCGCCTCAACTGATGCGGCCAAGGCCTCAATGCCAGGTATTGCCGCAAGCTGTGTCGGTACTTCCAAAGTCACCACCTGCTCATCTAGGCTTGGCATAGGGCTTGGTAAAATGCTCGGCTCGATTGAGGTTGGCGATGGTTCGGCGGTTGGTTCGGGCAATGCTGTTGGCAGCTCTGGCAGTGGTGTTGGTTCTGGTTCTGGTGTTTGTGTTGGTGTCGGTTCTATCGTGGGCACTACTGGCTCTACTGGCGCAGGGGTTGGCTCGATAGATGTTGGAGTTGGTTCGGGCTGTGGCATTTGTGTGGGCATTGGTGTGGGTTCTAATGATGGTTCGAGAGATGGTATAGGCGATGGTTCGAGTGTTGGCGTGGGCGTTGGTTCTGCGGTTGCTGTCGGTTCTAGCGATGGTGTGGCAGTCGGCGTCGGCACAATACCTGCGTAGTATCGCCTCGGATCGTCAGCTGCCAAAAGGTCACCTATGTAGATTGTGTAAGGGCCAGCGAAACCACCCTCACAATAATGCCGGGCGATGTCACCCTTATCCGCAAAATACTGATTTGAGTTATCCCAACCAACCGAGCGGATCACCTGCTCGCCAGCTAAGTTCGCACAAGTAATTTCAGTAAACACGGTTTCGGCGTATGCGTTGGGCGTATGCACTAACATCGTGACCCCTACGATGAAAGCGACCAAAGCCACTCTCAAAGGTTTATTCATCAGACCAGTTTGGCCTTAATCTGCCTGCCGTCCAAAACGATTGGCGCAGCTGAATCGTGCCAAATCCAAAAGCCCACCGCCATAGATGGATCGCAGTCGATGGTGTGTGACCAGTGCAAGTGATACACCTTGCCATCCCAGCCGCCAATGTTCTTATCGTCGTGACCTGTTTCATCCAGTTTGTCTGTGCCAGGGTAACGACCAAAGCGGCCTCGCAATACTTTGCCACCTTTGCTGAACTCAACGCGCAAGATCGTGATCCATTCCCACTGGCCAGCCTTGTCTACCTTGTAGGCAATGCCTTTTGGATACTCGACCCATGTCCAAGTCTTTGGCGCAATGCTCTGCTTGCTAGCACCTGACTCAACTTTCCAAAGTTGGCTCATTTTTCAAGTTTCTTGTCGGCATCTGTAAAGATGTCGTTAATTTCTGCATCATCAAGGTTGCCGTCTTTCAGGAATGCCCGGGCCAGCCCCTCGATTACTACAGCCACGCCACCGATGCCAGCAATGATGATCGCCTTGGCTGGCTCCACACCTGCTACGGCTGATGCGCCTACGACTGACAGGCTACTAGCTGCAAAGACTGCGACCATTCTTAATAAAATGTTTTTGGTTTTGTTCATGCTGCAAGAATCGCTTTCGGATCAAGGTCCTTTCCTGAGGACCATCTGATGTTGTCGCGCATCTCGAAATGTAGATGCGGCCCTGATGAGTTTCCTGTGTTGCCTGATTCGCCAATAATGTCGCCCTTTTTGACAACTGCGCCTGGCTTAATTCTGACCTTGTTTAAGTGGGCGTAGATTACCCAGCCACCGTCAACCTTTTGCACAACCTGGTTTCCGTATGACTTGCCCCAGTTAGCGTTTTCGATCTTGCCGTCAGCTACTGCTAGGACTGGTGTGCCAACTGGCACAGCAAAGTCAACACCTGTGTGATAACCCTTGGACCACATCTTGCCTGGCTTTTTGTAAGCGGTTGTGATCTTGCCGTTTTTAATTGGTAAGGCCATGATTGCCCTTTCGTGTCATGGCCCTGTGGTGATTGTTAAAGTGCGGCAATTTCCTCGGCGGTTAGTCCTAGGTCTGCAAGTTTGGCTAATGCGCTAGTGCGTGCAGCTGCTTTTGCATCGGCTTCGGCTTTTTGCGCTGCAATTTCGGCTTGGATTGCTGCTCTGTCTGCGTTAAAGGCTGCCAAGTCATCACCCGTTAATTCAATGCGTTCGTTATCAATGCCAATAAATATTTTTTCCGTTGGTGTAGCCATTATTTTTGCACTCCATAAGTTGTAACTGTTCCCGTAAATGTGCCAGTGCTTGCAATTAGGCTAAAGCCTGTGAATTGTGTAGTCGCGTTGTAAGCAAATCCGCCAACGTATAAATTACCAACCTCTATGGAACCAATGTGGCTTGCCGAAGTTTTGCTCGCCAAATTTGGTGAAAAAATTTCTAAAGTTGTGCCATAAATATCACCTAATGTTGTTGGGCTAACATCGGCGCTTGTTTGTGTTCTTCCCTGAACATTTAAATCGCTTCCCACACCAAGCGAACTAAAATTTATTGCGCGGTAACCATAAAAAGCCCCAGAGACATCGCCGCCAGCATCTCTGAATTTCCATCTTACAGCAGGGCTGCCTGTGTTTGCTGTAATACTAATTTGCACCATGTAATTGTCATACGTTGAACTAAAAACACTTGAAACTGCTTGACTGGCTACTGCGCTAAAAGTTGTTTTATTGATTTTAGTTAAAGCTGATGACCCAAGTCCAAACACCGTTGCATCAATAGCATCGCCCAAGGCCTCAATGGCTGTTGCGCCATCCTTGACGTAATCAGTGCTGGTTGGTACTGGCCAGCCGTAGTTCGGTGTGGTTGTTGCCATGCTATAAATCCTGCCATTCTGTCGTAGTTGGAGTATACCCCGCCCAAGTAACGGTTGGCGCGATTTGCAGCCAAACTTGGTTCGGGTATGTCTCGGAAATTGCCGAGCAAATCAATGTCATGGTGGCGGTGTAGCGATCGAGATTCCATTTAATGCCCTCGACAAAGCCATCAAAAGTGCCACCAAATACTGCTGGCAAATCTTGTGTATAAACAGCTGCTCCCACATTCATCAGAATCAAAGCATTCCGGGTGGCATCGCTCACCGTTGGGCTATGCAATGGCACAGTCAATTCCTCTGGGTAGGTGCGTGGGTAGGCGCGACTTTCCAAAAATGCATCAGCCTGGCTTTGGGCATCAGCTGCATTGTGCAAGGTGGTTGTGCGAGTTCCAGACAGTTCGCCATAGGATTGCTGGCTTGTGTAGTCGGCGGCATATTTCTCGGCATTGTTTTTGTAGATCAAGGTCACGTCATTGACGATTTCTGACCATTGGGCGGCTTGTCGCAGTCCTACGGCGAGCAGGTCATCATCAGTGAGGGTAAGCGGTGTTTGTGTCGCTCTCGACGTGTAGGACTCGTAGTGAATTGAGCCGTCAGGGGCTTCATACAGGAATCCTCGACCCGATTGGGCTGCTTCTTGGGCAAGTGTCAGGGCATTGGCCACACCGCCTGAATAGGCTGCCAATTCGTAACTGCCGGGCGTATCAATGTCGGCCACCAAATCATCAACCAAAGTCTGGTTAGTTCCATCCCAGTTGGCCCATGTTGCAATGTTGCTTACAGCTGACCAAGTTAGTGTTGGCACAATCTCTGACCAGTCTTGCAAGAATGCATCCGAGAGAATGTTAAATACTCGTGTACCGTCAAATTCTTTCGCAAACCCAAGGCCACCCGTTGTGTGGCGGTTGAGCAGGGCTAGTGGGCCAACGGCTGTAATGCTGTAAACGGCCACTGATCCCTCACTGCCATAAGCATCTAGGCTGATGTCAAGATCAGAGATTGTGCCTGTGTAGATCGTGCGGTAAGTGTTGGTTGAATCCTTGACCTGAATCTGAATGCTGTCTGACAGGTTGACGTTTAGCGCGGTATCTGCATCAGTCCAAAGCCTTACATTGGCAATGCCCACCAAGGCTTGTTCGTAAATGTCACGGCGACCCAGGCTAATTGAAATGTTGCTGATTGTGTTATCTGCATACTCATTGACCCCAGCAAAGATTACTTTTGGGTATGGCGTGTATACGGTCACAATGTTGCCCCGACAAAGTTGACTGCGCCTGTGCGCCTTGCACTATCTTGTAGCAGCTTCTCGATTGAACGGCGCGCAGACTCACCATCAATGATGCCGTTCATGTTGATAGTTACGTTTTGTTCGCCGCCACTGTTAGGTCGTATTGATCCCGATCCATTTGGTACAAAGAGTTCAGGGCCAAACTCGCCAACACGGTAGGCCTGACCACCCATGACCGAGCCACCAGCTGCTCTTGCTTTTGGTCGAGGCGTAAATCCTGCCTCTGGCAGATTTATGTTAAGCGGATTTTGAATAAATCGCAATGCAGGCAAAGCGGCTTGATAAGCATTTGAAATAGCGTTGATTGCATTTGCAACCGTTTCCAATGATGCTGCAATTCTTTCCATCATGCTCGCAGCACCTGGCCCACCATCTGTGACGGTTGAAAATAGATTGCCAAAAGCATCGGTAACTGCTCTAAGCGCGCCGCCTAAACTAAATGCGCCATCGCCCTCAAAGTTTCCAGCTAGTTCTCTGGCACGATTGCTTAGTCCTTCTGGATCCTCGCCACTAAATCCTTTAGCAACTTTGTTAACTTCCTCTAACAATGTTTTCATGGTTGGCAGTAATGCCACACCAATGGATTCTTTAAGTTCGCCTACGCGCTCTGTGACGATAGCTAACTGACCTGCATAGGTTTCGGTGTTGGCCTTAGCTGCGCCACCAAATAGCCTTACAAGTTCATCTTGGACTACGTTAAAATCTTTGGTTTTCTTGATGTTTTCATCAAGTGGAATGCCTAATTTTGTAAGCGCACCAATGTTGCCGTTGTAAGCCTTGGCAAGGGTTAGCGACACGGTTTCAAGATCCCGACCAGTCGATGCCGAAATGTCTAAGGCAAGATTGGTCAGTTCTTGTGCCTTACCTACATCGCTGGTAGCGCGGGCAAGGTTTGCCAGTGCCGGGCGCAACTTGGTATCGGCTACGCCAAAGGCCAACTGTTGCTTGGTGATGTAAGCCTCGGTTGACTTTATCTGTGCATCGGTGGCGTTGGTTGTGTTCTTTAAGGCTTCGGCAAGTTGCTTTTGTGATGCTTCATCCTCGACTGCGGCCTTGACACCATCGATGCCAATCTTGACTGCATAAGCGGCGGCAGCTGCGCCAGCGACTACAAAAGCGGCAGCGGCAATCTTGCCGTATTTTTTAAGGCCACCAGCAAATCCCTTGGCGTCATTGTCTGCCTGTGCCAGGCTTCGGCCAAACTGGTCAACATCGGCAAGCAAATTCAGTTTGAGTGTTCTCACGTCAGCCATTGTTGTCATCCCACTTTTCTATAACTCTTTTGCTAACCGCATCTTTCCATCGGCGTGTCAATTCTGGCTGGATTCTTTTGAGAGTTATGAAAATGCCATAACCCTCGTTACCTCGACCCTGTGCAGGTGATCGATCAGGAAAGCGTCGACCACCGTTCTCAAAAGGTGCTGGCCCACCAAACTCTGATCCAAACAACACTTGGCCAGATACAGCGCCCCCACTAAATCGACCCTTGCTTCCACCAATCGTGACGTTAGGGATGCGATCCTTGTTGGCTCTAATAGTTGCTGCTACCTTTTGGGCTTGTGCTGGCAATGGGTTCAAGTTATAGCTGCTTTGCATCTCTGTGGCTGACCATTGGCTAATGCTTGTCACATCATCTTTAAGGGCTTTCTTTGCGCCCTCATCCATCTCACGAAATGCCTTGTAAAGCGATTTAAGATCCCGAGAGTCAGGAGTCATCTTGACTGTTACTTTGTCAGCCATGACCATTCCTCTCTCGTATAAGCGTGACCGCCGTGTTAATGTCTGCGAGCGACCAGTCCAAAAGGTCTGCCAAGGGAATGCCGGTCGATACTGCTATCCGCACCAGCGCATCCCTTAGTTCTCTTTTGGGCTATCCTCGACCACCTCAAAGGTTTCAAACTCGTTGGTGACCCAGGCTTGCTGGCTTGGCATCTTTGTATGGCCTTGGGCCTTTGCGGCCTTGTAAAGCATACAAGTGATGACATCTAATGAACCTTGGCTCATCTTGTCAGCTGCCTGGCTGACTGTGTAGCCAAGTTCACGTTCGATCTCGATCCACAGCCAAGCCGACTCATCGCTCACTATGTAGTTGTTGCCCTGTTTTGTTGTAATTGTGTATTGCATAATGGTTGCCCTGTTCTATTCGTTAAGCCCGAGTGACTGTTCCATCCTCGACTACAAAGGATAGTGAGGTGGTTAGTACGTCAGTGGCTGCGCCACCAACGGTTGGGAATACTGGGAATACGTTGCCAGTGAATGTGTCACCGTTTACATCAAATGAGAATGCCAGCGATGTGTCAGGTGCAGAGTTAGCCGCATCCCAAAGCGCGCTGATAATTCCAGCTGATGATGTGTCGTCTAGGTATAGTTCGACGTTTAATGTGGCGAACTTGTCAACGGTCTTGTAAGCGCGACCCGATAGCACTTCAAGTACCTGCTGATTGTTTTCGCGTTCCAAAGTTACTGTGCTTGCTTGGTCAGCGTAAGACACCGAGTTAATGCTCAGGGTCAGATTCCGACCAGTTATGTATGTTGCTGGCATGACTTGCCTTTCTAGTTGGTTGTGACCATCTCGATGTTGAGTTGGCTGATTAGCATATCGGCGTTTCCAATTTGCTGAACTGTTGGTTGTGACCATCCACCCAAAAACGAAATGTTGTTGGCTAGTAGATCGGTGACGCTAAAAATTAAAGTTTCCAAGTTTGCCAAAGCCGCTTGGTTGTCGGCTGCATTGACGATGACTGTGATGTCAAAGCGGACATTGCATCGCGCCCCACCAATTGCGCTCACTGTGATGTAAGGCGATCCAGGCACTAGCACAATGGCAGGTGGCGTGATGTTCTCATTGGGGTATGCGTAAACTACTCGCCCGGCAGCTGCAAGAGTTGCGGCAAGGTTGGCGCGGTAGGTTGCCAAGTTAGCCAAGGTAACCCCTGGTATCTAAGTGCTTGCCTAGTAAGCCTGACACACGGGTAAGCATTGAACGGCCTAGGCGGTACGGTGCTGGGCTTTGGAAGTCCACACCTTGCTGGCCTAGTGTGCCTGTACGAGTGATCCAAATGTCGCAAGCAACCGCCATTGCGGCCTCTCGCACTTCTGGGGTCGTGTCATATAGCGCGGCTTGGCTTGTCAATACTGCTCGGCCTGTTGGAATAATATCGCGGCGAATGATGTCTGCGTTAGTGATAGCGGCGGTGAAATAATGCTCACCGTAAGTCCCGTTGAAACTATCGACTACTGTGCGCGACCCGTCAAAAGGTGCGCCGCACTTGCTAACAGTTAAAACCTGACCAGTTACAAAAGTATTGTCGTAGCAATAAAAGGTTGCCACGTTGCCTGACAGTGACACTGATTTGATAGCGACATCATCAAAAATCAAATAAGACAGGATGATGTTTTCAGCTGAATCAGCAACGGCTTGCACAATCGCATCAGCGTAAATGTCACCAATACCAAGTACGGCTTTTAACTCGCTTAGTGTAATCAGTGCCATTGTTCAATCCTGTCTAGTAAAGGGTGTGTGGGGGACACAGGGCCGCATCCCCCACACTTCTAACTAACTTGATTTAGGTCAAGTTAAAGCGGCGGATGCCGTCTGCTTGCTTTACTGCAATAGCCATGTAGCCATATAGGGAAATGCGAACCTGACCGGTTTCGATCAAGTTAACCTGCAAGCGAGTTGTTGGTGATTCGTAAACGCTCACGCAATCTGGGGCAATGATAAACGCACTGTCATCGATCCAAGTTGTTGCTGTGATGTATGGATCAACGTACAAGGAAAGTCCTTGAACATTGCCCTCGGCTGCGCCTGGGTTAAGTGCGCCCGGTGCGTTCTGTACGTTGTAAGCGGTGAATAGCGGACGGTTTGAGCCATCTACTGCGCCCATTAGGCCACCCCATACTGCGGTGTTAGCAACTACGTTGCGAGCCTTTTTCTTTGTGTTCTTGTAAAGCGCAGCTGATTCAGTTCCAATGAATGAAGTGAAAC